GAGTTAAATCAGATTATGACTAGCACGATTGTAATAAAGAATATGGAGTCTGCCTTAGCCCTGAAATTGTCTCTCCGATGCGTTCGGTCAAGGTTCTCAGTTGGTTGTCCTACATTGCTTTGGTATGCGCACTACCTCAGCAATGTAGGGTGCTTTGGCAGGCTCCGCTTCTATCTTAAAAAAGAGGTTTAATGATGTCAACAAATGTACAAACAAGCCTATTAGACGGATTAAGGGAAGTTCGTAAAAAAGAAGGCTTAAACGACTTGCACTTTGCCCATAAACTAGGCATCTCCCCCGAACTTTGGTATATGACCTTGAGGGGCGATAGGAAACCTGGGATTGCTCTGTTAAGAGCAGTTGTTAGAATTTACCCCAAATTGATACCAGATGTCATATATTTTTTAAGTGGAGATGTGAGATATCTCACAAAACCGAGGAGCATACCAACAACCCCCTCCCAGACTCCACAGAATCATCACAGAACGATTTATTCTTGGCTAAGGTATCAATACCTATTGCTTAAGAGAAAGTTACGAAGGACTAGCTTTAAAAAAGAAACCAGCAGGGGAGATAAATAAATGTCAAGATGCGAATGTATGGCTTGCGGTAAGGTTTTCGGCTCTATTACAGGTTTTGATAAACACCGGGTAGGTAGGTACTCATTCGATAATACTAGGAGGTGTTTATCCGACAAGGAACTTATAGCCAAAGGATTGCACAAAAACCCCGACGGTGTATGGCGTAGTGAGCTATCCAGAGCCTTCGCGTTGAGAAAATTAGCCGATTAAAAGCGATACACGGGTAATTCTATATAAGAGGAGATTCAATGGGTAATTTATTTAAGAAACAAAAACACTATATTTCTAAATGGGGGGGCTTAAAGGTGAAAAACTGTGAAAACTGCGGACATACCGGTGACGATGTTTCTTCAAGACATGAGCGCTTCTATGACGGGACCGTTAAGAAGACCACAACCTGTGATGATAGGGCCGCCTGCTGGTTTCGTTACGACCTTGAACATTACGGCAGACAGGTAGCACTCAGATTATCACCCGGCAAATGCCTCATAAGAGAAGAACGGCTAGTAATCAACAACGGCGAAATAACAATCCTGCCTCATTCAATCGCCAAAGAGGACTTAAGGAAAAAGATTGGGCTTAAAGGATGAGAGATAAGAATTACAAAAGACAAGAGGCCGGCCGGCTCGGGGAAGTAAGAACTGGCAGGGAATTGGGTAGAAATGATTCCCACAAATGGATATGGCTTCCCTGTGAAAAGTGCGGGAAGGAGCGATGGGTAGGTCTAAGAAATGGTCAACCCCGCTTCAAGCTATGCCAAGACTGCGGTTCACGTGGGCATTTGGCAGAATTGGGGTGTAAAACTAGATTAGGTGGGGAAAATCATCCAATCAACGGGAGCAATCATCCTATGTGGAAGGGCGGCTTTTTTATTAAAGAGGGATATATATGGATTTGGACACCTGACCATCCTCGGGCAGATAACCGAGGCTATGTAAAAAGGGCAAGGCTTGTCTTGGAAGTGAAGTTGGGGAGATATCTTCTTCCCGGAATGGTTGTTCATCATGTAAACGGTAATAAACTGGATGACCGACCAGAGAATCTTGAAGAATTGCCAACGAGCACACACAATCGATTGCCAAAGCGGAAACGGTGCGCAATGACTAAACAACAGGCGGGACAACTGGGTGGCATTATAACCCTGATAAAACATGGACAAGATTTCTATTCTGATATTGGAGCCAAAGGTGGCAGGCCGAGAGACCCCACCCTAGCTGAAGTTAAAAGGCAGCAATCAGCAGCCGAGTTCACTAATTTAGAAGGAGGAAGGCTGCCCAACGACCTTCGAGAACTCAGGGTGCTGTACGAGCTGAAGAGGTCGATAGATTCTAGAACAAACAAACCGGAGAAGGTTGATTCTCTGGAAGGATTGCCAGCCTTCTCCGGAGAGGAGGTCACTAAAACCCAATGTTAATTATACGGCTGAAAGGGAAGGCTCATCAAGTTTTCCCGATGATCAAGCTGCTGGCCAAGCATCACGGCAGCCAGACACTTATTCAAATCAGGAAGGAAGGTTTAAAAAATGTCAGATAAAAATACAGTAGAAAGCGAAATAGTACCAAGCGAACCAGTAACTTCTATAACCCAGATACCAGCTCCCGAGACCACCATAATCAAACTTCAGGACCAGGCTAATGAGATGCTGCTTTGTGCTGAAGGCATATCAATTCGGGAGCCTGCCGATGTTCAGAACGCCACCTACGACCTCAGCATTATAGCGAAAGCTAAGAGAGCTATTGAGGAGAAGCGCAAGGAATATGTAGGCCCCTTAAACGACAAGGTTAAGTTTATCAACGAAACCTTCAAGCTGGTCAGCGATCCTCTGAACGAGGCCGACAAACTAACCCGGGATAAAATCCTTGCCTACAATGCAGAGCAGGCAGAGTTGCGCCGAAAAGAGGAAGAGGTCAATCGGCTGAAAATGGAAGCGGCACAGGCAGAAGCCGCTCTTCACGGCGGAGAAATCAAGGAGTCGGTTAATCTAATCGAGGTAACTCCTGAAACACCAAAAACCACCAGAACGGAGATGGGGACCGCCGGCCAGAGAGATAACTGGAAGTACGAAGTCACCGATTTTGCCCAGCTGCCGGATGAGTACAAGGTAGCCGACAACTCTATGCTTACCGCCATCGCAAGAAGGCACCACGACAAGAAACAGATACCGGGGGTCAGGTTCTATTGCGAAAAGATTATTGCCGTGAGAACGAGATAGGAGTCTATCATGCCATATATTGGTGAAATAAGGGAAGCTTCTGAGATTGGATATAAAAATAAGAAATGGTGGCAGAAGTATATCTACCATGCTTGCATAGATTGTGGTAGGGAGCGGTGGGTTCAGATACATGGCGGAAGACCTAGAAGTTTGAGGTGTAAGCCTTGCTCTAAAACTGGAGCAAATCATCCGCTATATGGGATTACCGGAAAGGCTGCTGCTCATTGGAAAGGTGGTTACACAAGAGCAGATGGATATTTTGTAATACTTATACCCAGTCATCCACGAAGTTTTGCCGACGGTTATGTCAAGAGGGCTATATTAGTGCTGGAAGAGAAATTGGGACGACCAATAATAGAAGGGTATGATTGTCACCACCGAAATAAGATTAAGAGTGATGACCGCCCTGAGAACTTGGAGGAGATACTGCATAGTAGCCATTCAACCCTTCATCTACGGGAAAGAAATTTTAATTTCAACGAACCCATAATAGCCGTGCGGACGAGGTAGAGAATGAGACTTGACCACAGAATGATACAAGACAAAGGCATGGGCAATAAAAGGATGCTAAAGGCACGAATTATAGATGCTATCGGCGGGGGTCTTTGCCCAAAGCATGGTGAATATCTGGGGCACGGGCGTCATGGTCTTAGGGACTGCCCATTTTGTGATATAGACGAATTCTTTAAGCAAAGTCAGGAGAGGAAGGTAGACAATGCCATATAAACCATGCTGCGCTAAATGTGGAAAAGAATATAAGACTGAAAGAGTAGGGGTAGGGGTGCTGGAGCATAGAGATGATGGCCAGCCTTACCGTATTACTTGCGCCGACCTTCTTCAGTGTCCTAAGTGCGGTCACCAGATAACCTGGGGATACGGTGATGCGATTCACTACTCAGCCGAACCCCAAAGGGTTGCAGCTGAAATCGTATATTACGAGAAATCTACTAGGCTCATAAAGGTTTATTAATGCCGATTTATGTAGGGGATGCGCAATTAACCAGGGAAGATTTAAAGCAACTTGCCAAAAAGAATGTCTGCAAGGAATGTCAGTGTCGTTTAGACATCTTTACTGAATTCGGGAAGGACGTTTATTTCTTGGCTTGTAGTGACTGGCCCAGAACTCACCATGAAGGCATCGAGAGGGAAGCCAGCCAGTACGAGCAAAAGGGAATCGAAGCATTAAATATAGCAACAAGGAGGGAAATAGTGGAACAGGAAATCGGAGCCACAAAGACTAGAGCACTGGACAAGTACATCGGGGTTGTATCACTGACGAAGCCCCAGGCCAAGGAAATCCTGGTATCGGTTTACCCGGGCGCGCCAGAGGGGGAAATCGCCCGGGCAGTTTTGCTCTGCGCCAGCTACGGTCTCAATCCCCTGATGAAGCATGTATTCCTGATCAAGTTCAATCAGTGGAATAAGGGGCATACCCAAATCATCGGTGAAGATTGGGTTACGGTAATCGGCATCAAAGCTAAGAGATTGCTGGGTTCCAGGAGGGGTACTTTTAGCTATGTGGATGGTACCCCGCGTGTGATGACCGAACAGGAGCAGAGAGCCACCTTCGGCGAAGTGTACGGGGACAAGATTAGCGTAATCGTTAAGTTGAAGGATCCCGTGACTGGAGCCGAGGTTGTCGGCTATGGCCACTGGCCAAGAGAGAAAGAGCCTATGGGGACTGACAAGGGCAACACTAAATTCAACATGGCTTCAATCCGCGGCGAATCCCAGGCTCTTGATAGACTCCGCCCCGGGGAGATGCCGGTTGGCATCGAGGCGATGCCCGAAGAGGTCGCCGATGCTGCTATTGAGGGCAGCTTCACTGTAACCGAGGACAAAGAAACTTCAACAGACGACGCCTCTAAAGAACATTGGTGCCCTATCCACAATGTATCCTTCATCAAGAAGGGCAAGATGAAATGGTGGGCTCACAAGATAGAGGGTACAGACAAGTGGTGTCCTGAGAAACAGGCAAAGAAGCAGGTCCAACAGGCCGAAGTTGAGCCGGAGCAAGTTGAAGAAGAGGAACCGGTGCCGGTGCCATCAGAATTATTCATCGACCTGGACTGGCTTGACGAGAAGACCGAAGAACTCAAGTGGAAGATGCCGGCACTTAAATCATTCCTTAGCTATAAGTACAAGATAGATACCGAGGGCCTTATTACCGATGTATTAAGCCGGCTCTCCAGGGAGCAGCAGGAAGAACTTACAAAGGAGATTCAGGACCGGCTAGAGATGTCTTAGAAAGGTAATTCAATATGCGGGTCCTATCGGGGGAAACCAGGGTGCCACGTGTTACCCAGCACAGCGGCTTAATTATCATCGAATCTCCTCCCGTGTGGGGAGCCCTGGCTGTAATCGGGCTTAGCGGTAGGACCCGCGAACCATAGTGAGGCCAAACAATGAACAGAACTAAAATAGAGTGGGTAAAGAACCCAGATGGAGCACAAGGCTATACCTGGAATCCGATAACCGGCTGTAACAATCAAATAGATGGAATGTGTCAAGGTGGCAGCTTCCCTTGCTATGCTTACAGGCTGGCTAACGGTAGGTTAAAGGATAGATACCTAGCCAATAAGAACACAGCCACCAAGAACTACGATGAAGATAGTTACCCCTTCTATCCCCGCTTCTGGACTGATAGGTTGACTATTCTTGGTGGCAAATCTCCATCCAGCCATTATGAACGGCGTGGTATATTCGTCTGTAATATGGGGGAACTCTTTGGAGATTGGATACCTAGAGAATGGCAAGATAAGATCTTTTGGGAAATCAACCACAATCCGAGGCACCGCTTCTATCTACTCACCAAGCAACCAAGAAACCTAGAGAAGTTCAGCCCGTTCCCAGATAACTGTTGGGTAGGGGTGACGGCCACTAACACTCCTATGTTTGTTGAAGCGATGGATAGTATCTACAACATAGAGGCAAAGGTAAAATATCTCTCCCTTGAACCCTTGCTTGATTGGCGAGTTGACCCATTCATATTGGAGAAGGATTTTAAGGCACAGCAATTAGATTGGCTCATCATTGGTGCTCAAACAAAACCCACAATTTACCCAAGAATAGAGTGTGTGCAGGAGATAGTAGAAGCCTGTGATAAGGCAGGAGTCAAAGTGTTTTTGAAGGACAATTTGAGGACTCTCTTGGTTGATGCTCTAGCGGAGAAGCTCGTAGATAAATCTACATTCTTTGTCAAAGGAGAAGGTTACGGCTGGGATTTAAGACAGGAGATGCCGTAGAAAGAGTCAAATTGATATGGCAAACCCGCAACCAGATGATGCCCATTTGAGGATTGCCCATAGTATAAATGAGCAGCTCATGGTCAGCCATTTTTCAGAGCAGCAACGCAGAATGTTAGATTTTATCCTGCGTCTGTCCTGGGGGTGTAACAACAAGGTGGCGCATATTCCTCATCAGAGGGACTTTGAGATAGTCGGGGTTCTTGAGGGGCATGTCAAAGCTCATCTTAACTGGCTTGTCGAAGCTAGGGTTATCATTCGTCAAGATTGCTACTATCAGTTTAATAAGGACTTCGATCAATGGAGAGTCTCGCGAGCCGCCGGCTACACCAATGAAAAACTTACGGAAATCATAAGCCTTAACCTCAACCACAATAAACCAGAACTTACGGAAAGCGTAAGTCCGCCAGAGAAACTTACGGAATCTGTAAGTTCTGGTTTACAGCAAAACTTACGGAAAAGGGAAACTATTGCTTACGGAAAACGTAAGATTGATGAATCCCCCCCTTCCCCCATACCCCCTACCCCCTCCCCACCCACCCCGCCCTTAAAGAAAGTATTAAAGAAAAGTATATATATACCATACCCTGAATTTCCCAATGTCGATAAGATGTCCAAGGAAGAAAACCAGAAGCTGATAGAGAAATTCGGCGAGGACGGGGCTAAAGACAGGGTAGAGAACCTGTCGCTTTATATAGCCAGCAAGGGAGATAAATACAAAAGCCACTATGCCACTATCTTGAATTGGGATAAAAGAGACAAAAAGGAGAGGGAGAAAGGTGGAACACATAGGAAAAGCGCTAGAACACTACCCAAAATATATACCGACCCCAGAACCATCTTCTAAGATTAGCCATCCTTCTTGGTGGCCTTCCGATGAAGAGCTCGCTGAGAATGAAGCAAGGCGAGCCAGGGACGGGCATGCCCCCGATCCTTACTGTGAAAAATGCCACGGCGCCGAGTTTCTTAACCCTGTCGGACCTGACGGCCGGGTAATGTACGGAGAGGTAGTAGTCTGTGATTGCCTTAAGACTTCTGTGGAAGTTCAACAGAAGGACTTTAGCTACTCCAGGAAGAGGGGAGTCGGCAAGACGAAAAAGACATTCGAGGGATTTAAGGTCGTCGAGGGCACCAAAGAAGCCTTCGACGGGTTTTACAACCTGGCATACGGCAAGACAGAAAAGCCGTTCCTCTTGGTCTACGGCGGGGTAGGGAACGGTAAGACTCACCTGGCCGAGGCAGCTGTCCTGGTCCTGAACGGCCGGGGTATCGACGCCAGGATATTCACCGTGTCCGATGTGGTAGCCAAGATAAAGGATGCCATAGCCAACGAAACCGTCGAAGAAGAGGTTAAAAAATTGAAGGGGTATAAAGCCCTCATCATGGATGATTACGGCGTTAATTATGGCTCTGATTGGGAGATGAGCAAAATCGAAGAGATAGTTGATGCTCGTTACCGCGAAGAATTGATTACAGTCATGGTAACAAATATGGATTTCAACGATATGCCCGAGAGATTGGCCTCCAGGTTCAGCGATAGCAAGCTATCTGTGCTGGCCTTAAATAAGGGGAAAGACAGAAGGAAGAGTAAGTAGACATTCTGATGAACCTAGAATTTAAACGAGACACTAGCTTAAGGAAGAAATACTTTACACCGGAGAGCTTTGCCCATCCGGCGAAGATGAATGCCCAGCTTTTACTCTTTTTGGTGAGGGAATACACCAAGCCCGGTGAGGTTATCCTAGATCCTATGGCCGGTTCAGGAACTTTGATGCTGGCCTGTACCCTGGGACGGAATGTGATCCTCGTTGAACTCGAGGAAAAGTTTTGTAAGATGTGCCGTGATAACTGGGAGAAAGTAAGACAGATGCCCCAGCTCGGCGAAACCATGGGCGATTGCCAGATTTTACAGGGCGATAGTCGCCAGCTTGAGGGACTGGTAGAAAAGATAATCACATCGCCACCTTATGCTGAGACTATTCAGGGCAGTGGAGCTGAAGCTGCCAGGAAAAGGATATCCGAAGGTAAATATAAGGGATTACGCCCCGATGTCTGGACTTCAAAAGGAAATCTAGCTGGCTCTACTTTTGGCGATAGTTATTCAAAGGATCCCAACAACATTGGCAACCTACCCTACGGAAAGGTAGAGAATATCATCACTAGCCCACCTTATGAGAATCAGATACATCCTACACGTGAGGACGCTGAAAAGGTAAAGGCAATACGCCCAGCTGATTATGGGGAGCATAGCCAAGCTGTATCAGGGGCCTTGTATAAACCATCAAAGGAGAACATCGGCAACCTCAAGACTACCAGCTACCTAGATGCGATGCTCCAAGTCTATCGCTCCTGCTGGGCCGTCCTTAAAGACGGCGGCTTACTTATTCTCGTTACTAAAAATTTCATCAGAAACAGAAAGGTCATCAGGCTCGACTCCGATACAATCCTACTCTGTGAAAAAGCTGGCTTCCATCTAGTTGAGAGGCACAGGCGGATACTGCCGGCCCAGAGTTTTTGGAGGATTATCTATTATAAAAAACATCCGAAGGTGGAGAAGATCGAACACGAGGATGTACTGGTTTTCAAAAGAGAGCAAACATTCTAGGAGGATAAATGATTGACATACTAAAAGAATTAGGGATAGAACATAAGACAGTTGAAGTGCCTTGTGGCAGCCATCCTAATTGTGAATTTGAACTAGTATGTGAAAACGATTGCCCCGCCTGTGCTGTATTGAAAGCAAAACCGTTACTTATTGACGAGGGTAAGAGGCAGATGATAGATGAGATAGAAAAGAATTCTCATTATGAAGAACCACCAATGTTCCCGCAACCATCCACTGAATATAATCGTTGGCGAGTAATGGAGAATGATTATTGGGAAGCCCTTAAACAAGAACTAAAGGGAGATAAATAAGGGCAGAACAATTATGGTTACGGAGACAATTAACCTGATAACCGAAAAGCAGTTCGAGGCCCAGGTAAAGAAGTTGGCGTTGATGTTGGGCTTCACCTATTACCATACCCACCGCAGCCAGTTCTCGCCCTCGGGCTTTCCGGACTGCGTTATGGTTAAAATAGACCCGGAACCACGCTTAATATTCGCCGAGCTTAAGACCGATGATGTAAAGAAGAGCCAGCCATCCTTCGAGCAATGGGAATGGTTATATATACTCCAGCAGTTGCCGGAGCCGGTGGAGTGTTACCTCTGGCGGCCGGCCGACTTTCAGGAGATAGCAGATTTGCTTAGTAGGGATAGAATAGAAGTATGAACAACAAGGGAGTCAAGAATCATAAGTGGACGGACGATGATTTAGATATCGTTCGCTGTGAATATGCCGGAACAAATGACTCAGCGGAGAGAATAGCGAGGATGCTCGGCGTAACTTTATATGGTGTAAAAGGCCAAGTGCAAAAACTAGGAATCGCTAAAATTACTGACCGAGTGCGTTGGACGGAGAAAGAAGAGGAGCGACTGGCAAAACTTATCACTCAATATTCACCAAGCAGGTTAGCTAAAAAGATGCATCGTTCCGTCAATTCAGTCGTAGTTAAATCTAAAAGAATGGGCCTAAGCAGAAGTTTCAGAGATGGTTGGTATACAAAGAAGGAAGTTTGCGAGATATTTGGTAAGGACCACGAATGGGTTCAAAAGCGCATAAATGACGGCACCCTGCCAGCAGAATGGCATTCTGCTGTTAAGCCGGAAAAGAACGGTGGTGCTCGTTGGCATATACCCAGGGAATCTATATATAGATTCCTACGGAAATACCCGCAGGATTTGAATGGCCGTAACGTGGATTTAATACAGGTAGTAGAAATACTCGCAGGGTTAACATATACAAATGAATAATAAAGGGATTAACCTGGTAAATTATGAGCTGACTCCCATCCAGGCTAAATTCATCGAGTGGTGTAAGGAACACCCCCACGCCCGGATAAGGGAGCTCAAGATTTACGAAGGAGTCCCGTTGGAGGCCGAGGTCTATACGAAGGACGGCATCGGCACCGATACCGTGAGATTTGACAAACTATTAAAAAGTGCTAACTTAAATGGGAGGGTGAAATGACACGATTTAAAGGAGCTAGAAAATGAACTGTTATAGTTGCAAAAGTAAAAAAGATATACCTGGCAATTGCCACATTTCTTGTTCAAACCCTCCTGCTAATCATCTAGAAATAGGTAGCGGTGGGGACGAGCGATTTGACAGGGCAGTTAAAATGGCAAAAGAGAATAAAGCTGTTGTGCGGTGTGTATGGCCTAGAAGTGGGTCTTTTCCGCATTGCTTTGATGGTAATACTGTATTTGGTTGCTGTAATTACCAAGTAGAATGAAGGAGAACTAAATGATATGTGGCTACGTGGATTGTCAAATTGGTTAGTGGACTATGGAGGAGGGTGAAATGAAATTCAACATAAAAGAGGCAACCATAGAGAAAGCTGTATTGAAAGCCAAAGAATACTACGAGCCCATAATTAAAGAACTTAAGCAGCACGATGTCAGACAGTATATACCAGAGGGGAAGTATTGTGGAGATTGTAAATTTAATGATAATGAGTCTTGTATAGTATGCGAAGGAAAGCTGCTTTGGAAATATTGGGGGTACCACCCCCAAAATAAATTACTCAAACACCATTCCTGCCCTAAACCTTATAAGGAGAAATAAATGACCGACATACTAAAAGAACTACGGATATTCCACATCAGAGAAAAGGATTATGATGGCTGTACCCCTGATTGCCCCGCCTGTGCTGTATTGAAAGCCAAACCGTTACTTATAGCCGAGGGCAAGAGGCAGATGATAAAAGATTACTATTGCGAGCACTGTTCTACGCCAGGATTTGCTCATATAATAATTCCTATCAAGGTTTATGAAGCTCTAACAGGAGATAAGTAAGTTAACTATATACGTGTGTGACCCAAGATTTAACAACTGAATAATTACACCCACTTAGCGCATAAGAGGTGATTGAAGGGATTCAAACCCCCGATGTCGCCTCTTTTTTATTATGAAAATGGACGATATATCAAACAGGACAACTTGCAGGCTCTGGGACTGTATCACAAAGGAAGAGCGCGCGCTCATAGTCGCCGCGGCACCGGTTGACTGGCGCCCGCTGGATGGCCCTGAAATACATGTACGTGAATACAAACCGCAGCTCGAAGACCTCGATGAGATAGGTAAAATAATAAGATTGCCCTCGGACCAAAAGAGGTACGATGGCTGATCAGGATGGGTGGGTACTCAGCTATGCCCGTGTAGTCTCCTGCCTGCGGGATATAATCCTATTAAGAGAAGGCCAGTGGCCCGATGCGGCGGCGTTCGAGCAGATGGGCATTATGAAGAAGAGAGCTGCCAGGCACGATGCCTATTTTGTAAACCCCTGCAATCTGGCCGCCGAGATAGACGCTCGGATAGAACGATGCGGCAGAGACGGGCTGATGGCCGAGAACTATTACTCTTACAGAGTATCAATAAGGAGACTGGGGTTTTGCTTTCATTTAGCGCCAGAATTGGTTAGGCGGGTTATAGACCTAGCAATCAAATACTGTGCCGACACTGAAAGGAAGAGAACGCCCTATAAGATATGGAAGTTTAGAGAAGAAAAAGCAGAAGAAAAAGCAAGGCTCAAGTTACAAAAAAGGATAAAAACTTGACAACTTGCTTCGTAAAGTGGTATTGATTTATCTGGATCGTTAAATCGTGCCCGGTCTTGAGCCGGGTTTTTTATTGCCCCTACGAAGGGGCTTTTCTTATTTAGGAAGGATATGAAGAAAAGAATAATAAAAGAACTATGGGGTCTAGCTGTATGGACAATTATATTAACGATAGCCACCGGCACTTATTGGGTTTTGTTTAAAGAAATATGAAGAGTATTAAAAAAAATACGCCACACAATCAATATATAGACCTTTATTAGATAAACCAATAGTAATACACCCACCAGTTTACGAAGGACACTAATATGACAGATAAAGAAGAGAGGGAAGGCCTCCATCGTAAAGACGAAGGAATCTTTCCTGAAAAAGAAGTTACTAATAGTAAAGAAAAGACTATCTATCATGGCGCCCATCGTAAAGCGCAGGAACTCCATCGTGATGTTGAAGTACACGACAATAAAGATAAGAAGAACCTCCATCGTGAAAACGATTCAGTCCATCGTAAACCTTACAAATTTAACGACATTAAAAAGAAGGAATATCTTAAACTCATAAGCGAAGGGCATACCCGAGGATACGCTGCCACTCTCATTCTGATTTCTCGCCAGACTGTATGGGAACATATAAAGAGTAATGATGAATTCGCCAAGGCTGTATCTGATGCCGAAAGCGATGCAGTAGCAAAAATAGAGAACGCCCTCTTCAAAGCTGCTCAAGAGGGGAACATAACCGCCCAGCAGGTATATCTATATAACCGTAGCCCCAGACGATGGGCCGATCGAAGGAACATTCGTCTGGCCGGGGAGGGAGGCGGACCCATCGAAGTTAGAGAAGTCAAGGTCAAAGGCAAGATCCTCGGCTTGCTGGCCAGCCTAGCAGCAAGTAAAGAGAAAGATAAGAAGCCGAAACCCGATGAATCGTGACTGGCTACTTAACAATAACTAGACATAATGGCTATTGTGCGCCCATAGTTTTGGGCGATACTCTTGCATCCTCTCTCTAGCTACCTTTTCCATACCTGTTTTAGCTTTGAGAGCGGCTTTCTGCCTGTTTATTCCAACCTGATTTAGAGTCATTCTAGACGCTTGGGGAGGAGCGGCAGCCAACCTTAGTGGATTAAGCAATTACACTCAATTCAAGGGAGTTTTATGCCTGAGAAGAAGGTATTAGCAAGCACCCTCGCAGAGCTGTCCGAAGATGAGAGGAAGAAGATAGTAAGCAAGCTGAGCGAAGCTGAAGCCGAAGCCCTGCTCTATGATTGGAAAGTCTGGGCGCGAGAAAAGCAGATGCCGCCTGATTGGGACTGGTATATCTGGCTGCTGCTCAGTGGACGGGGCGGCGGTAAGACCCGCTCCGGAGCCGAGCTTGTAGTTAAATGGGCTAAGGAAGGTCATACGCCGATAGCCCTGGTAGGACAGACGAAGGCCGATGTCAGGGACACTATGGTAGAGGTTGGGGAGTCTGCTATTTTGAACATCTGCCCGCCATGGTTCAGACCGGAATACGAGTCCTCTAAGCGCAGGCTGACCTTCCCAAACGGCGTATTGGCCATCATTTATTCAGGAGACGAACCCGGCCAGCTCAGGGGACCGCAGCATATGAAAGCCTGGGTTGATGAGCTGGCCAAGTTCAAATACCCGCAAGAGAGCTGGGATAACCTGATGTTCGGCCTTCGGATAGGCACAGACCCTGAGGTTGTAGTAACCACCACGCCTCGGCCTATTAAGGTCATCAAGGACTTGATTAAGGATGAGAAAACAGAGAAAAATCCCAATGGCAGGGTGGCAGTCACCAGGGGACACACACTGGAGAACCGAGCGAATCTGGCGCCGGACTTCCTGAATTATATCTTGAGGAAATACGAAGGAACCAGGCTGGGAAGGCAGGAGCTGGCAGGTGAAATACTGGATGATAACCCCGATGCACTCTGGCAGCGGGAAATGATAGATAAGTTGAGGGTTACAGAACACCCTGAATTAATCAGGATCGTCATCGGCGTTGACCCCGAGGCGACTGTCAGCGAGACCTCGGCGGACACCGGAATAATAGTTGCCGGAGTCGGCATCAAGAACGGCGAACTGCATGGCTACATCCTGGATGACCTGACAATCAAGGCTTCACCGGATGGCTGGGCAACCGCCGCGGTGACCGGATACCACACTCACAAAGCCGACCTGATAGTGGGCGAGGTAAACAACGGCGGCGACATGGTGGAACACACCGTCCGAACCGTCGACAAGCTGGTGGCATTCAAGAAGGTTCACGCCAGCCGGGGGAAATACATCAGAGCCGAGCCGGTGTCAGCGCTGTACGAGCAGGGCAAGATTCACCATGTGGGATTCTTCCCGGAGCTCGAAGACCAGCTCTGCCAGTGGGAGCCGGGGGACACTTCACCGGACAGACTCGATGCCCTGGTCTGGGCGATAACCGAGCTGATGCTTTCAGAAGAGAAACTCTTATGGTTTGGTTGATAGGAGATAATTATGTTTGACAATATGCGCCGTAGAGTGGCCTTAACCCTACTGCCAAAGGGGATGAAGGGAACTGATTCCCCCTTCCAGATACTGTCCACTCAGCAGCCCAATATCCCAGTGTATGGTGATATGACGGTAAGGAAGGCCACCAGGGAAGGGTATAAACTATCCGTTTCCGTTTATCGAGCAGTGAGGACTATCGTCCAGGCGGCCTCTGCGATACCCTGGATTGTAATCGATAAGGAGGGCAAGCCGATACCCGGCCATCCCATTACCGAAGTATTGAAGAGGCCGAACTCTATATTCTCCGGCCAGGACCTTAACGAGTTCCTGATAGCACACCTTCTGTTGGTAGGCAACGCTTTGTGGCAGCCGATAATAGTAGGTAACAAGATTAAGGAACTCTGGGCGGTAATGCCCGACCTTGTTAAGCCCATACCCTCGGATGTTCTGGGCGAATGGCTGAAGGGATGGCAGGTAACCGCTATCAACGGCGGCCAATACATAGCGCCGCCGGAGCAGTTCATACATTTTATGCAGCTGGACCCGGGAAACCCCTACTGGGGCACATCACCATTGATGGCCGCGGCCAGGACGGTAGATACCGATAACGAGGCGCAGGATACCCAGAAGATAAGCATGCAGAACAGGGGCACCCCCGACGGGGTATTCGAGGCCGATCAGATAACAAGAGAACAAGCCGAGGAAGCGCAACGGCAGATTAAGGAACGCTACCTGAGCAAAGAAGCAAGGCGCCTACCCTGGGTAGTGGCCGGTGCCAAGTGGACGCAGATGTCATTGACGCCGGTGGAGATGGACTTTATCAATTCACGGCTCCAAAACAAGCGAGACATCGCAGGGGCCTTCGGCATAAGCCCGATATTCCTGGGCGACTTGGAGCAGTCCTCTTATGACAATATGATGCAGGCCAGGAAGAGCCTATATGAGGACGTGGTGTTACCCCTGCTGGAAGACATAAAAGCGACCCTTAATCTCAGGATATCCCCACTCTACGGCGATGTCACTATTACCTATGACGTCTCCAGGGTACAAGCCTTGAGGGAGGATTATACAAAGAAGGTAGAACAGGCCCGAACCCTCTTCGGGATGGGAGTCCCCTTTGAGCAGATAAACGAACGCCTAGAGATGGGCTTCGATGAGTTCCCCGGCTGGGGCCTCGGGTACCTGCCTTTTACTTTAGCTCCGATTGGACCGGACGGACCCGTTGCCCCGGCAGTTGAGGAAGAGCCCGAGGAAGCCGCCAAGTCCCTCAATGTCCAGACCGAGGAGGCCAAGGCGGCTCACTGGAAGCGGATAGACCGGCGGCGTGTGGGCTGGTGGGGAGTGGTGAGCAAGAAGATTAAACCGCTCTATGATGCTGAGGCAGTGGCCATTGAGAAGGCGCTGAAAGGGGTGAAGGCTAGTAAGGCGATGACGCCGCGGGACTGGGAAGAGGCATACGGTGATGACCCACCTCATTGGGCGGTAGATCTAACGCCGTCGCTGTTTGCCCAGGAGTTTGCCCAGGAGATGTCCGACCGGAAACTAAAGTCGGTGCTGGAGATAGGCTGCGGCAACGGCCGGGACTCTATCTTCTTTGCCCGGGCCGGCCTGAAGGTATCAGCCGTCGACGTGGCCCCTAGTGCTATCAAGCTGGCCGAGGAAAACGCCAAAGAAGCTGAGGTGGATATCGACTTCCAGGTGGCCAATGCTGAGAAGCTCCCGTTCAAGGATGGC